AAACACCATCAGATGCGCCATCAGCGGTTGTGCGTGGGATTATTGCAGGGATACTGTTTTGGAAACGTATACCAGTGTTACCTGTGCCTATAATAAGCTGGCCACCATAACCCCCAATACTCCCCACAGTGGTGTTGTCTTTGCGGAACTCTAAAATGCTGCCATCTGTAGATGTGCGATTAAAGTAGCCAACAACCTGATTGGGTGCGGTGCCTTTTACTTGGCCTGTTGAACTGAACTCAGCACCTTGATTGGCTAACCCAGTTGCAGTCTTACCCACCAGCAAGTTACCGCTGCTGTCGATGCGCATGCGTTCTGTTGTTGCCGTTTTGAAGATATAATTGTCTGCACGAAACTCAAAATCTTCGTAAGCCCCGAAACCTGTAGTAGTAGATAGCAAGCGGTTTGCACCAGATATAGCGTCAAGTGTAATACGGCCAACGCCATCGTCTATTATAACATCCCCATCCACAGTCAGCCCATCGCTGGTCAAAGTACCCGTGATGTCTACGCCTGTGCTGGTGGTGGCGAGTTTTTGGGAGTTGTCGTAATAAACAGAAACAGCTCCACCATCATCTGCTCTTAAATAATTTTTTGTATCAGCAGCATTTTTAATTCTAAAGTCTGTTGCTTTTATTTTAAGTGGGCCTTCACCCTGATCATCAATATAACTAGCAGACCCATCATGGTAAATCTGTAGGTCAGACCCTGCGCCGAAGATGGCTTTGTCGTTGTCGCCGAAGGTTAGGTTAGCATCCATAGCAACATCGCCATAGAACGTGCCGCCAGTACTCGCAGCAACCATGTCTGCGGTGGTAAACGTCTTAAACGCAATGACGTTCAGTTCGTCGCTCGTAGCCGCGCCAGAAGCCAAGACAACAGACGTACCAGTAGTTGCCGTGTAGTCTGTGCCATTCTCTAGCACCACACCGTTCAGTGTGACGATCAGATTGTCCTGAGTGTAAGACAGAGAGTTTGAATTATCGTCTGCGCCTGAGAACGCAGTCTGACCAGATGTCGCTGTGTACTTGTATTCAAGCAGTGACGCACCGCCAGCCGATGATGCTGCAATCCAGTTTGCACCGTCATACACACGCATCTCATTAGCAGAACTGTTGAAGTACAATGCACCCGCAACCAAAGCATTACCATCGTTGTCCACAGTCGGATCAGATGTCTTTGTGCCAAGGTAACGGTCATCAAATAAATCGTAGGAGTTTGCCGCAGATGCCGCAGATGCAGCCGCTGAAACCTGTGATGCACTTGCAGCCGATGCTGACGTTGCCGCATTAGTCGCACTTGTAGACGCGCTAGTCGCAGAAGTTGCGGCGTTCGTTTCGCTCGTTGCGGCATTCGTTTCGCTGGTGGCAGCGTTAGTCTCGCTTGTGGCAGCGTTTGTTTCTGATGTAGATGCATTGGTTGCCGCAGTAGAAGCTGTCGTTGCAGATGTTGCCGCGTTAGTCTCTGAGGTTGCAGCATTCGTGGCAGAGGTAGCTGCATTAGTTTCTGAGGTTGCTGCGGCTGTTTCTGAAGCTGCCGCCGCCGTTGCACTTGCCGCTGCGTCTGAGGCGTCACTTCCAACAGAAGCGGCTGATGCTGCGGCTGAAGTTGCGCTTGTGGCTGCATTTGTTTCTGATGTCGCAGCGTTTGTTGCACTCGTTGCAGCATTGGTTTCGCTGGTCGCAGCATTTGTCGCAGAAGTAGCCGCATTTGTCTCACTAGTCGCTGCATTGGTTGCACTTGTTGCAGCTTCACTGGCTTTTGTCGTTGCTGTAGCAGCATCCGTTGACGCAGACGATGCGCTAGACGTTGCCGATGTTGCGCTTGCAGAAGCAGACGTTGCAGAAGCTTCCGCAGCCGCTTCAGACGCAGCCGCCGCATTTTTTGACGCTTCAGCTTGCTCTGAAAAACTTTCTAAGTTGTCAGTATCTTCGTCAGACACCATTCCAGCGGTTTGCGTCCAAGTTGTCGTTGCCATTATCTACTAACCCCTATACGCAATGGCCCAGCAGCGTGAGCCTTTTGACTTTCTGTGTTCAACGCATCTACCGCGCTTTGATATAAACCAGCCCATAAAGTTGTTCTTTGGTCATCTACCAAGTAAGGCGCAGACTGGACTAATGAACCATATAATAACACATCGGGAGCATCTCGTAAAAGCCAGTTATCAGGTTCTAAATCACTTAATGCTGGTATTCTCGCATAATACTGCATTGTTACTTCATATGCAGCATCTGGCGTTGGATAAAGTTCTATCTGATCGGCAGTAAGGCGCATATACCTTGGCTTACCGCTTGTATTGCTATTTGCCCTGTATAATTCCATTTGCGATGAAGATACTGATGTAATCTTGCCACCATCCGTAAGCTGCACTTGCTGTATCTCTAACCAATCATTGGGCAGGTTTTCGTAGCGTTCATCCATGTCAGCAGTTACACGTTTTTCTTGCTTCCAGTGACGTAAATCCCGCGCAATTCGCGCTTCTGCCAAGCTAATGAAATCAGGAATAACCGATGTTAGATCATCCCTGTTTAGCCAGTTGGCTATAGATGTTTTTAGCTCTGAGTATGTTGTTATAGCCATTATAAGCCTCCGTAACCCATAAGACCGCCAAGGCGTTCATTGCGTTTTTCTTTCTGTTCTTTGAGGTAATCAAATACACCCATTAGTGGTAATGCGCCAAGTGCTGCAAATGTCGGCAAACCTTTTTCCATGACATTTCGGCGAAACTCTGGCGTTAGACGTAAACCATACGCGTCAAATTCATCGCCAACATAGTAATCATCATTTGATTTTAAGGTAATCGGCTCCACTGTTGCGCTTGGATCAACTTTCTTCAATATGCCTTTCAATCTATTCTGGACATCGCGATTGTAGAAATCTACTGCACCTTGCTTTGGACTAGTAGAACCACCAACCGCACCGATTGCACTTCTATCTTTTGGAAGCGCTAAAAATTCAATGTTAGGGTTATTAACCGCATCAATAATGCTACTGCGCAGTGCATAATCAACCCATCTATTCTGTGATCCCATCATTGGGCCACCAATGCCATCTAGCTTGTCAGATGTGAAATCTGGGTTGTCTTCCAAAAAATAGCGCTCTTGGTCTGCTGCCGCTTGCCCATATGCGTTTCTATAATTACCCGCCGCAGCATGCTTTGCGAGAATATCACGTACACTTTGCCCCACTTCGCTCTCTGGGATCAGATCGGTGTGATTTATTGCTGCATCTGCAAGTTGCGCTGGTGACATTCCGCGCCCAAAGTCCGATATGTATGCGCCTTTGTATTTACTGAGAACCTCTAAATCATCGGCACTTAAATCGCTGTACATCTTCGGAAGTTTCTTATCCATCGCAATGTCAACGCGGTCTTTACGCGGCGAGTAACCAACATCTTCATTAAAAGTATCCAAAAAGGCTTGATTGTCTAAGTCTTGCAACATCGCTCTAGTTTCAGGCCGCTCATTACCTTCCAAAAAACTGAAATGATCTTTTAAGGAACGGTAATGATCCATTTTTTGGATTGCATATTTATTTGCTGTTTGTGTTAAGTTTTCTGCAACTTGATCCATTTCGCCCAAGCGAACGCCCTCGTCATAGGAGAGCAAGGGTTTGTTTATGTTTTGTTGTGCGTCTGATTGGATTTCACCAACGTATAAAGCGCTACCATCGGTATTTTTTACGGGGAAAAACCCAGTTCTCGTGTGAAACTGCGCACCTTCATCATTTTCGCCAAAGTGACTTGCTCCAGCAACACGATCAGAGGAAAACGTAGTTTCTTCGGGAATATACTTGAATATGTTCTCACTGTAATTCTCAGCACCAGACGGAAAGTATTCGCCATATTGTGTTTCCACAGGGTCAAACAATTCTTCTAGCTCATCTGGAACGAACATATCACGCAATTCTTCTTCTGACATGTTGTATCGCGCGTTTTCTTCTAAGCTATCCCTAGCCAATACTTGCGCTGCCACCTCTGGGTCTAACGATCCAGTTCCAAAAGCATCCGCTAATGCAGCGTTGTAATCTGCAAACAACTCACCATTATCACCAACATAAAACCCTTCGTAATCACTTATGAAATCGTCTAGTTGATCAATCTCGTAGCCTTCCGCATCAGCTAATTCTTCTAGCTCATAGTCATCTAATTCTGCTACTTGTCTATAATCGTCAGCAACACGCTCTGGCCCGTAGGTTTCCAAATAATATTCAACCTCTGCATCCAAATTTTCATTTACATAACGCTCTACCAGAGCATCAGTATCTGTGTACTCTGTACGTCCCGTTGTTCCGTATGCTTCGAGATTTGTTTCTTCTAATCTTGGATTATTAGACCTGAGATACTTTATTATTTCATCTTTTGTTACTTTCTTGCCAGCAAAGAAGCGGTCAGCACCAGACCATTCCAACTCAACATCTTTTGCCCCGCCTTTTAAAAGCATGTTGCGCATTTGCTCATATGTGCCTTTGTTCTGCTTCAGGTTCTCTGCTGCGCGTAAAGACGGACTAAACAATTCTGCACGGGCAGGCACAACATCTAAGGGTGGCCCACCATTGTCGCCAATACTGGCCGCACCAACAGACTGAGGCTGACCACCTCTTTGGAACGCCTCTATCACCCCGCGCGGATCGCCCTCTGCAACAGAACGTGCAGCGTAAGTGGCATCTGAAATCAAACCACGCGCATTCTCTGCTGCATTATCAACAGACATACCAAAGGTTTCAGCTAGACCCGCTGGCGCCGTAAGATAACCCATGCGTACAAGTGCAGCAGGCGCAAGTGTCATTGCCATCTCAAAGCCCATGTCACGCGCTGCCGCCAATCTAGCTGCATTAGTCTGGTTGGGATCAAAGACAACTGAGGCATCTTGCATCGCGCTACCCATCGCATTGACGGGGTTCATCTCGTTTACGAACTGACCTGCTGGACGCAAATTAGGCGGCAAGAACCGTTCTAGGTTCAAGTCATCAACATAGTCATCTAACATCTTACGGCGCTCTTGACCGCCCATTCTTAGAAAATCAATGAGGTTCATTTCATCACCTTACGCAGAAAATCTACCAAACCCATCGCTGCCCCCATTCGCCGCGCTGGCGAAAGAGATATTCCTTGCTGTGTTGCGCTACCAAGTGACATCAAACTTTGCGTATAGTCGCCATCAGAGTATGCATTTAACGCATCCTGTAAATCTATCCGCGCATTTTCATTTGCCACATAAGGACTGTTCATCGCCATTGCGCGACCAATCGGGACACCCGCCCGTGGGCCAAACTGCCGCATCGCACCACTGTAAACATTCTGTTCGCTATGACGACGACGATCCAGTTCATCCATTGCCCGCATGATTGTTTCGTCGCTGTAATAGTAGCCCTCTGTGCCATCTTCGCGCATACGAAAGGCGTTTTTTTCGTCGCCTGTCATTTGTGCGTAGTTTAAACGCAATTCATAGCTATCCATTACCACTTAACCTTATTAGCCCAGTATGCCGCGCTCATCTTGCCCTTGGCGATGTTCTTAGCATGTCTTGCTTTGAATGATTTTGCGCGTTTCGTCATTTTTTTATCACCCTTCACGCCCTGCTGCCCAAAGCGGATTGTCTTAACCTTGTCACCTTCTTTTGCCACAACAACGTGTGACTTGGTTTTGTGATTAGGTGTACGCTTTGGCTTGTTGTAGCCGCTAACACCCGCACGGGCTAGTCTAGGGTCTTTCGGCATTACATATTTCTCATCGCATTGACTACTAACTGCTGGTAATACTCTGGATAAGCAGTCTTCATTTGCTCTGCAAACCCAGCGCCTTTTTGCTGATCTATATATTGATCCACATACAGTTGGCGTTCACCCATGTCTTGACCAGACAATGCAGCACCAATGTTTGCTAGTACGCTGTACCCACCACCATCTTGGTACAAGCCGCCAGAAGCATATCTACCGCCACGATCAAACATATCAGTAGTATCACGATAGCCAAACATACGAGGAATTACATTGTTTCCGCCTGTGTTATTGTTTTGATTGCCACCGCTCATAAACGCAAAAAGACCACCCCTTTGAGGAAGTCCACGATCTAGCATCTTGTTGTAGTAATTCATTCCTGAATTGCCACCTTGGTTGCGCTGAATAGTCTTTGCAGTTCTATGATAATAGCTTTCATCACGATCTTTCAGGCCAAGACCCATCGCAAGATCATTAAGCAAACCACCTGACTTTTTCTTTTTGTCATCTTGCGGCATTACTTCTTCGCTTTCTTTTTCTTGGTTGTCTTTGCGGCTGCTTTGAATGCCGCTGCTGTTGGCGCACCTTTAGACCCAGCCTTGCGCATCTTCTCGCCAGAACCAGCCTTAATCCGCTTCCGTTTAGCGTGAATGTTGGAATACAAACCTTTTTTAGGCATGGGCAACTCCTACGTTAGCTGCACCTTACCACACTAGGCAATGCCGCGCAAATTCCTTCTGATTGGCTCACCCCAATCGCTCTGCGACCTGTAACCTACCGCAAGATACCTGAAAGCATCTGCGCCGTGTGATGTCCAATCGTGTAGCGGTCTGCCCCGCCAAGTCTTCAGCTTTTCATCAAAGTCTCTGCGATATTGCCTGAGAGCCTCTACGCCTCTGGTGCAGTTATCAGCATCAAACCAACACTTGGGGATCATGGTACGCGCAGCCTGTATGCCATCCTCTACCGCTAGTTTCGGCGCAATCTCAATGTTCCGTATGCCCAGCGCGTCAAGCGTTTCAAGCCTGCTTTTTCCTGTTCCCAGTTCCTTGACTTGAACATCATGCGGCAGAATGTGTTGCTCGTAGTGATATTCTTTGTCAAAGAGAACTTTTGCATAGTGATCTAATCCTACTCCGCTGTTTTCGTAATAGTCTATAATCCTGATTTCTTGCGCAACATATTGCGCAAACCATATTGCTGTACTGTCGCCTATGCCCAAATCCCATGCAGTGATTACAGATGCCGCACGATCATACGGCACACGGGTAATGCGCCCATCTTCTGTGGCCTCTTTCATTTCTTTTGCGTAAAAAGCCCCTTGGATTGCCGCTTCAAAGCTGCACTCAAATTCTTGCTCGTAGCGGTCATCGCCCATTGTACGTCTTGCCTCATCAAGTTCTTCTTGATCCAATATTGACGTATCTGATGCTTTGAGCATTGCGGTGAACCAGTTAGGATCATCTTGCGCTTCATGCCACAGTTCCCAAAACTCGTTCTTTCCTTTAGGCGTTGAGATAAAGGTAGCAGAACCGCGTCTATCTGCCAATGCGGGACGGATAACATTTGACCAAGCTGACGCAGGGAAATCTGCCATCTCGTCAAGTACCACTGCATCAAAGTACAGACCACGCATTGCGTTGTAGTTATCGGCGCCAAACAATCGGAACCGCGCACCGTTGAGGAAGTCTATGCGCAATTCA